AGATATTTCTTATTCTTTCGGGAAAATACCATCACAGGTTACGGAAAAAGAGGATCTAAAAATGTAAGTATAAGAGAAAAGGTCTATAGATTCGGATCAATTCACAATATAGGACCTTATCAGCAGATGGCTGAAGATCTTCTAGTTTTAGACGGTCCCGGGTTAGGTAAGCGAGGTTCGCACATTGAACACATAGATGATCTTTTCTTAGATTAATAGTTAAATTTGATAGAATTTTTTATGAATTTTTCAAACAAAAAAGAGTGGGGTTAAAGATGTCACATCTTTCAGATATCGAAGAGAAGATGAAGATGATGAAAGAAACGATGGAGAAAATAGGGGAGAAAATTGATTTAGAGAAAGAAAAGTCTATCCAGAACTTTTTACAAGCGTTGGTTCAGTGCGGGGAAATAAGTCAGGAAAAGAAAGAGAGTATAGAAAGCAATGTTTATCTGCTAGGTTTCTTTATGAAAGATTTAGATGATGGTGAAGGTGATGAAGAGGAACAAGAAGATAGTGATGAAGAAGATAGTGATGAAGAAGATAGTGATGAAGAAGATGAGGTATTTGAGGGACGGACAACATTTCCGGAATATCAGGCAGATGTGAATTTCTTTATAATTCGGTATATAGAGAAGAAGTGGCCAGAAATGAAATTATGTCCCCGACCAGCAACCGGTTGGGTGATTATAAAGAAGGGATCAGGCAATACTAAACATCCCATAACTCTACATGGATCTTCCAGAAGGGGGAGCACTACTTCAGGGACGGTAACAGGAACTTATTCTGATGACGAGAACTACAAGATTAGTCTTAGGGGAAAGAAGTTTAAGGCACTAGATGAACTTCTGTGTATTGTTTAAAGTATTCGTTTAATAGTTAAATTTGATAGATTTTTTTATGATATTTAATAAAAACAAAAAAAAGATGTACAAACTTCTTTGTCAGATATTCATCGCTGTGATCGGGCAGAACCTACCTGAAGAGGTCTTTGAGGGGACTTTGTATTGGTTGCTTCAGGGTAAACGTAAAGATAGACAGATTATAGATAGAAATGTAAAGCAGTTATCTCTGATGACACCTCACCAACTTCATATAGTTGGATGGCCGAGAGGGTATATTGAAGGTCGAACAAAAAAAGGAATAATCAAGATTCACTCAGTCCTCATTTCTAAAAAATTTAGGGATATGTTTCACACACACAATGGAGAAACTTTTAGTCCGTGTCATAGGTATATAAAAATATGGGAAGAAAGAAGTGAAATAGGTTACGCATGTATCAAAATTAAAGTTATTCTCTATTTTAAAAGTTTAGAAGATAAAGAAAAAACAAAAAAATTAATCAATATTCATCGAGGTTTCAAAAATGTATATGAAGATAAAATATTAAAATATAATTTGATTGCGAATGATTATTCTCACTTGTGTATGTGTAGTATCTGCTCTAAATTTATGCCGTCCAGAGCAGAAAGAATGCAAATTAATAAAAGAGATCCAGAGATATTTGAGGTATATTGTTACGAAAATAGATCTAGTATATCAAGTAAGAATGATTGGAATCATGAATTATGTCAAGTTCCGATTTGTGTAGAATGTTTATATTCAAAAGAAAGACAGGAGAAATTTAGATTGAATATGTATGACCGTGACCATTTTAAAACAGGTTATGGTGTTGTTAATTCTCCTGAAGAAAGGGAAAGGTTTAATATTAGTAACTCATTAGAAGTAGAAAAACCTGATATGACAAATATTCCACACAGGGAAAAATTTATGTGGAAAACACCATTCGATTATAGTGGTAGTCTCAAATGTATGTTAGATAAACATAGTATATTTTATTGGCATCCAGAGTTAACAGCAGATGAGTATATGAGATATCAAGAAAATGAGATGTTAAAGTATGTAAATGCCGATCCATTAGATGATGATGGATACCCTTCAGATGATGGATTTGATGAATATGGAGAATATCCTTCGGATGATTATGATTATTAAAATTAAAATTTGATAGTTTTTTATGTTTATTGTAAATAAAAAGAAAAGGAAAGATGTGTGATTCAGAAATGGATTATTCCCTTGTAATTGAGTTTGAGAAACTCACAGTAGAAGAGTTGAAATATACTCTTCAGATTCTTTATCATTCTTCTTCAGAGTGTTTCGTAGATATAGAAAATCTAGCAGATGAGGTTATTATTCGTCTCGTAAAATGTCGGTATAATATTAGAGAAAAACAGAACAAAAATCTAAAACAATTAATTGTTTCTACTTTTGAGACTTTGAAAAGTATTTCCCATTTTATGGAATTTCCCAGTGAAAGAATTCAGATTATTTATGACAATTATCACAAGTATATGCATGGTATAGAATCTCCTGTAGCAAGTCCAGTTCTTTCACCAAAGATTGAAGAAGATAAATTACCGAAAATAATGAATAAAGTCCAAAAGGTGAAAGTTCCAAAGATAATGAAAAAGGCAAAATAGTAAATAAATTTGATAAAATTTTTTATGAATTTGTATTAAAAAATAAATTGAATAAGAAATATGTATTCGAGGAGAGCACCGGACCTTTCTGAAGAAGAGAATAAATTTTTAGATGAACAATCCATAAAAGAGGTTGTTGATTCCATTATTTCGGTTGTGAGTGATACATTGACAGAAGTAGAACCTTGCGGAGCATCTTTGTATTTTGATGGTCAAACTTTCCACCATAGTGTAGATTGTGAATGTATGTGTTGTATTTCCTACAATAGAATGATCATTTCAGAAGAAAGAGATGTCCGTAGAATATTGTTTCCTGATGAAGAAGTACAAGATGATCAACCAACGATAGAAGTAATAGAGATACCAGAAGATAGAACATGTCACAGTTGTGGGATGTATGAATCATTTTCAATTAGAAATTATGAATGTGAGTTTATAGAAACAAATGAATGGCCAACAAGACATCTTTGTGTAGATTGTTATGATGGTGAAACATATCTATGTCAGACGTGTGGGGAAACAAATACGTGGGGTATTCCTTGTCAATGTTCCGAAAATGTAGATTTCGGTGGATGGTTTATTGATAGACAAGGTGACGCGACATATATGGGAGAATATGAAAATGAAGATCTTCCAGAAAACAATACAGAAAAAGTAAAACAGGTAAAAGAAAGTGTTAAAGAGATGGGTTCTCTAGTATTTGATCTTCAAGAGAAACTGACAGAAGGAGAATATCTTCAATTGATGGATCATCTACAAAAGATCACAAATGGTGTAAATAGTCTTTAATATAAATTTGATACAATTTTTTATGATATATTAAACAAATAGTTTAAGATGTTCACTTGGAACGAAACAGTTGCTCTCGGTTTGATTTCTTCTTTAAGAGATCCTGATCTTGTGATATACTTCATGAGTATTCTTAATCCAATGAGAAGAAAGTTTGTTGAGGATGAAGCAAGAGAGTGGCATCAGTCCTTGCGTATTTCCCAAAAAGAGAGATGGAATAGGATAGCAGAACTTAGTAAACGTAGAAAATTTTCAGAGATGAATGCATCGGTGCCTATCACTTGTACTTTACCATTTGATGGTGGGATGTGGAGGAATTCAAAAGATCTTTTAAAGATGATTCGATATTTTAGGGAAGGATTTATTAGAAAAGAATTAGACAGAAATTCTACAGAAGAAGAATCTAACTCAGTTAAGATTAAGATAGTTAATCTTTTGAAAGAAGAATCAGTTAGAGCAAGTATGTTTAGAAGTGTAGCAAGTATATCAATGGTAGATGAAGCTTTAGGAGATTTAATTCTATTTACAAATGGAACCTACGAAATACAAAATATAGAACAATCAAATCCTGAAGATATAGAATGGGAACAACTTCCATATCTTATATTGAGCGCGAATATCGATAATATCGATAAATATAGTAAAAATTACAAGAAACCATTTGTATTAGGTTCAGAATTTCCTTTAATTGAAATCATGAATTAAATAAAATAACTTAAAAATTTTTTATGAATATTATATAGATTTAAATGTCATTTGCTACAGAGTGTTTCTCTGGAGAATGTGGTTTATGTAAAAACTGTTGTCAAAATACAGATGAATCATTACAAATAAATATTCATAAAAAAAATGAAGATGAAAGAAGATCAAATGATCTTTCTAAACTAATGGGTAAAAATTATGTTCAAGAAGTAAAAGATCGATATAATAAAAATTTAAAAGGATGGTGTAAAACATATAGTTTTAAAGAACCTTTTTGTTATGGATATGCTCCTGAAAAAAAAAGTGAAACCTTTACAGGGAGAAATGAAAAATACAAGATTATAGATAAAATTCATAATCATGTATGTGATAATACTTATTGTAAAATGATGTATTATACATCAACTAATTGGGAACAAGATAAAAAATATAGTTTATTACCTGTTTATAAAAATATAAATGAAGAAAAGTTTTTATGTGGACCATGTTTAACAAATGATTCATTTAAATAATTAAGAATAATAATTTGGTTTATGTTTGAATTTAACTTTATATTTTTCTGTAATATGATGATCAACTTTTCTAGTAGGACTTCCTAATATGTAAGCATACATTCTTGCTTTACCCCATGATTCAGATGTTTGATTGGGTCTTGAACCAGAAGAATAATATGCTCCCATACCTTTTTTTTTAACTGCCATAAGAGCTTTTTTAGGAATCCCTGTTTGTTTTTCAATTTGTTTTAAAGTTTTGGCATTTGGATATAATTTATGAAATTTTAGTGTCCAATTACTTTTTCTTTCTTTAAATGATTTTAATTTGGGTCTAGTATAATACTGTTTTTTTTTATAAGATTTAATAGATCTTTTTAAAGATCTTAATTGTTTTTTTTTATCTTTTCTTGATAATTTGGCAGTATATTTTTTAGGTAATTTCATATATTATATTAATATAATTTATTTAGCAGCATATATTACCATCCCCGTCTTAGTTGTTTTTTGCCTGTATGTTTTACCATTATACTGAAACTCTGGTTCATCATTTAATCGTGCCTTTTCTTTAGCAATCATGAAAGCATTCATCTTTTTTTTTCCTTTCTTTCCCTTTACCCTCTTTGTTTTCTTAGAAGATCTTGTCATATTCTTCATACTTCTTTTTAATCTCTTACTCATTTTACGAGAACTGCTACTAATAGAATCTTTCAATTTTTTCATACTTCTTTTCATACTTTTCTTAACCCTTCTAGTCATCTTATTTCTCCTGCTCATTTTTCTAGCCATTATTATATATTAATTTAGATTTTTTTTAATCTGGAAATGGTAATTTGTAATTCTTCCATGGTTGGAGGTTCAAAATGATTTGAAACCTTTTTCTTTATTTTTTCTTTTAAAATTTCTTTTGGTTTTTTTAATTTTACTTTTTGTAAATCAGAAGCTTTGATTTTTTGAACGGGTAAACTAATCTTAAAATTTGGTAATGGAGGTGGTGGTGGAATTGACGAATCTAATTTTTTTTTTAATTCGATAGCTTCTTTGGGGACACCCATTTTTAACATTTTATTATATTTGTCGTCTTCTTTTTTAATTTCACATATTTCTTCATCAATAAAACAATATTTATCTATAGTCAAATCTGTATCTATTTTCCCTTGTAATAATAACCATTGAAACCATATATCATTATTACAAATCCATAAACCCTTTAATTGAATAATAAATTCACCATATGAAAAATTATTAATTTTATCTATAATTTTATTTTGTGAATTATAAAAAAAAGAATTAATTATTTTTAATCTCATAGATAAATCATAATTTGTTTCTTTTAAAAATTTCTTAACATTATAATTTTTATATTTTTTTTGAATTATTTTATAAATTTTATTTAAATTAAGAATAAATTTTTGAATATATTTATCATTATCTTTATTTTGAAATGATAAATCTATTACCTTTTTAGTATCATCTATATTTTGAATACCAAATGGAACAAATATTTTGGGTGTTTGAAATAAACAATCTTTAAAAGAATTATCAAAAAATTTTATAGGTATAAAAGTATAATTTTCGGAATATTTCAAAGGTTTTTTTAAACCTAATTCAATTTTTTGAATATTTTTATGATGAATGATCATATTACTTAAATATTATTTAATTATTAATATTTAAATGAATTTAGATGAAGAGGAATGTGCTATATGTGGTGTTTCATTAGGTGATAAATATACTCATACTTTAAAATGTAATCACAAGTTTCATTATGAATGTTTGTTAAAAACATTTACATCAACAAATAATAAATATGATAAAAAAAAAAGATGTCCTTATTGTAAAACTAAATGTGATCATTTACCTTTAATAAATGGTATAATTAAACCAATTCAATATATTCATTATACAACTTATGATGAATTAAATAATTTAGAAATTGTAAATAAACCTTGTAAATATGTAATAAAAAAGGGTAAAAGAAAAGGAGAAGAATGTGGTAAAAAATGTAAAATAGGTTATGATTATTGTTCTTCACATATTAAATTTGATAAATAATATTTTATAATATTAAATAAATAAAGGATGGACCTCAACTTTGAAGAAGAGCAACTACAAAAAATCTTATTAAAAGAATCCGAAAATTTAAAAATAAAAATGGATAGAGAATTAATTGAATCTCAAAAATTGGAATATGAAATGTCTTTAAAAAAAGATCTTGGAAAATTAGATGATCTTTCCTTGGAAAATAAAGATAATAAAGGATTTGATGAACCCTCTGTAGAAGAAATGAGAAGAGTTAGATTAATACGTTTTGGAGGATACCAATTAGTTAAAGATTAAATCAATAGTTATTATGAATTTTATAAGATGAATTGTCCAATCTGTTTAGATATTATTAATGAAAATGATAAATTTATAATGTCTTGCGGACATTCTTTACATTATGATTGTTTTGTTAATTTTTTTATGACAAAGAAATGTCATATTTTTGTAGAATGTCCTTTATGTAGGGAAATTAATTATAATAATGAAAGACCATATAAAACAGTTGAAGATAATATTAAAAAATATTCCATTACAGGTAGATGTATGGCTCAAACAAAAGATGGAAGAAGATGTAAAAAAAAATGTGTATTAATGAACAATGGGTTATGTCATATACATAATAAAGATACATTACCAAAAGATAAATGGAAATACATATGTGACTTTATTTACTATATAATAGAAGCCGGAAACTCACTAAAGACTAAAATTATTCTACTTGATATAGCTAAACAAATTATAATTAGAGATAATCTTAATGATCCATTTTACAAAGTTCAACATTATTTATTTAGATATTATCACACAAATAATATCCTTCCTAAATATGCTAGTATTAATGGAATTTATGAATATTATAATATGAAAATTCCATTAGATGATTGGATCAATAAATGTATTAAAAACAAAAAATTATTATAAATTATATGAAATACTTATATGAATATATACAAAATAATATTTTTAATAAAGATAATAAAATAAAATATTCTTATGAATTATATAACCCATTTAAACAATATAAAAAATAAATCCAAATAAATACATTTATTTGAGGATTGATAAGTTTGAGAAACGATTAAAAGTTATAGAAGATAAAATTAAAAATTAATTTATCTTTTTTTAGATCTTTTCTTTTTAGAAGATTTTTTCTTTTTAGAAGATTTTTTCTTTTTAGTTTTTTTCTTTTTAGAAGATCTTTTCTTTTTAGAAGATCTTTTCTTTCTTTTAGATTTCTTTATTCTGTAACCACTTTTTATTTCAGATAATTCATCTTCATCTTCTTCTTCATCTTCTTCATCAATTGTTGATAAAGATTTTTTAAATTTATTAATTTTAAGGTTTACATCTTTAAAAAAAGATTTATAATATTTAAATAATTTTTCTTTATTAACATAAACACTAAAATCAGGATCTTTTTCTGATCCACGCTTTATTTTAAAATGACTTTTCATATTTTCTTCTGCTTCTTTAAGTAAATTATTATTAACTTTCATAATTTTACCAGAATATGGTTCTAATAATATGCTTGATTTTCCCTGTTTTATTTGTCCAACCCAATGACCATGCGTATACATCATAGTTATCCTAGGTTTAATTGAATTTCTTTCTTCAAAACTACATACTTTTTCGTTATCAAAAAAATATTTATTAACAAGATTACTTAAATATTTACCACCAACACCATTTGATGAACTCTGAATTCCTATCGATGATGCTTTTCCTATAAATAAATCTACAAATCTGCTAACTACTTTGCCAAATTTATTTTTAATTAATGAAAAAAATACAGACAATAATGCATAATAACCACATTCGGCATCACCCCTTTGTTTTATTGAAATAAAATCATCATTTTTATTGATGATTGCAATTATTGTTTTATTCCACCCGCGCGGATCGAAGTTTTGAGGTGTAATATTTTTATGTATTTCTTCCGATTCAACTATTTTAAGATTATCAAAATCTAAAGGTTTAATAAAACGTGTATATACCATATCTGTATTTCTATTTAGATTTCTTCTATAAGTCTCTTCAGGGGATTTACTACTTGTTATTACCAATTCTGACATTTTATACTATTACATATAAAATATTTTACATGTACATATGTTCAGGTGGTTTATCTGTTTGAACAATATTAAGTAATGATCTTACATTTTCATTTGTTAATACTAATGGTAATTTAAAATCTTTTAATTTGAATGATAATTCACTTGAAACAGATTCATTATCTTCAGAATAAGATAACATATATATATTAATTTTTGAAATAATAGTTTCTAAACATCTTTTAAGATTTCTTACACCTTCTTCTTGACCAGTATATTTTTCAATAATTTCTTTTAAAATTTCATCTTCAAAGATAATTTCATTTTCATCGAAATCAAATAAATTTAATAATTCCGGTAATAAATAATTTCGACTAATTTTTAGTTTATCTTCTGTCTTAAATCCTTTTGTATTTATTACATACATTCTATCTTTTAAAATTTTGTTAACTCGACTTTCATCATTGTAAGAAAAGATGAAAAGTGCTTTTGATAAATCTAAATCAACTCCAGGGAAATAATTATCTTGAAATAATGAATTTTGAGAAGGATCTGTTAAGTGAGTTAACATATGAATAATTTCATCACCTTTTGATGTATCACTTACTTTATCAAGTTCATCAAAATAGATAATAGGATTCATACATTTTGATTCTTGTAAAATTTGAACAATTCTACCCCAATGAGAACCTTCATAAGTATATGAGTGACCATCGAAATATGCTGAATCAGACGCTCCACCTAATGCTATAAACGCGAAAGGTCTATTTAAAACTTTTGAAATACCTTCTTTTACAAGAGTAGTTTTACCATTACCCATTGGACCCTGAATTGCCAATACATTTCCACCACTTTCAGGATTTTTAATCCATTTACCAATTACTTGTAATATATGTGTTTTTGCTTCTTTATGACCATAAATTGCTTTATCTAATTTTTGATGTGTCATATTAATAAAATTTCTTTTTTCTTCTATTGATGAAGAAGGTAAAACTGGTAATTTTTGATATTTACCGAAAGGAATCTTAATTAAACCGTTTATCCAATGATCCATTTTACTATGTTCACCACTAGAGATATCCATATCTGTCATTTTATCTAAATTACCTATTGCGATTGCTTTTGTTTTGATATCCATTTCAGAATTAATTACTTTAAATCTTAGAGGTATTTGAGATTCATTTATTTCATAAATCTTTTTAGAATCTTCGATAAGTTTTTCTTTTTTTTCCTTATCTAAATAATGAAAATATTCTATATCTTTTTCTTCAGTATTTATCATTGAATGTTCATCTAATAATCCTTCATATTTTTCATCTAATTCATCATATTCAAATAAATATTCATCTTCAGATTCAGATTCAGATTCAGATTCAGATTCAGATTCAGATTCAGATAAAGTTTTTTCTGAACTTAATTCAATTATAATTTCAGAATCAGAAGTTTCTTCTTCATTATTTTCTTTATCTTCTTCTTCCTCTTCTTCTATATCAAGATCTTCTATAATAGGATTTTCATTGATATCTTTTTCTTCAATTTTAATCTTTTTCTTTCTTTTGTTTTTTCTATTTTTCTTGAGTGTTGAATTTGCTTTATCAGTTGCTTTTAATATTAAATAATCAATAAACATATTATTGATATTTTTATCTTTTTTATCTTTTTTAATAACCTTCGATTTTTTATAAAGAGGAGATTTATTACTTAATAAATATAATTGCTGTTTTAATTCTTCTTTAAAATTATTATTTTCTTCCATATCATAATCAATAAAATCTTTCAAATTTCCATTTTCATCAACATCATCTAATTCACTTAATATACTATCATCATCATTTGGGATATCAATTATTTTGGATTCTTTTTTTGCTTTTGAACGTGTAATCATTGAATGATTATTTGACATATCTTTATTTTATTATAAATATAATTTAATATTTTAAATAAAAATCAAATTTTTTAAATTTGACAACTAAATTTATAAATTATTAAATAATAAATTTGATAAATTATTTAAATAATTTATATCATAATAATATAGAAAGTATGACCGATAATGAACCGCTACTCAAAAATGTTGAAGGATTACAATTTAGTATCCTAAGTCCTGATGAAATAAGAGAAACCTCTGTTGTTGAAATTACAAAAAATGAAACATATGATAAAGATATTCCAGTTGTAAAAGGATTATTTGATTTGAGAATGGGTACAACAGATATGGGTAAAGTATGTAATACTTGTGGATTAAAAAATACTGGATGTCCAGGTCATTTTGGTCATTTAGAACTATGTAGACCTGTTTATTATTATCACTTTATTGATGTTGTTATTAAGATTCTAAAATGTGTATGTTTTAGTTGTTCAAAACTTTTAATTAGTCCCGAAAATCCACTAATTCAAAATATCATTCGTAAAAATAATAAAGAAAGATTTGGTAATATATATAATTTATGTTCTAAAATTAATCGTTGTGGACAAGAAACTGAAAATGGATGTGGATGTAAACAACCCGAAAGATATAAATTAGATGGAATAAATGGAATTGAAGTTGTTTGGAAAGATATCGAAAATAATATAACAAAAGAACATATATCGGCAGAATATGTAAAAGGATTATTTGAAAAAATCTCAGATAGAGATTGTAATATTATGGGATTTTCGAGTAGTTGGTGTAGACCAGAATGGTTGATTTGTACTGTTTTACCAATTCCACCTCCATCTGTCAGACCTTCTGTTAAACAAGGAAGTTCTCAAAGAATGGATGATGATTTAACTCATAAATTATCTGATATTATTAAATTTAATAATATGTTGAAAAAACACTTAGATAAATCTTCAAGAAAAGAAATAATTGATGATTGGACGAATCAAGTTCAATATCATATAGCAACTTATATTGATAATGAACTTCCTGGTATTTATCAATCAGTTCACCGTTCTGGAAGACCGATCAAATCTATTCGTCAAAGATTAAAAGGTAAAGAAGGAAGAATTAGAAGTAATTTAATGGGTAAGAGGGTGGATTTTTCTGCCCGAAGTGTTATTACACCTGATCCAAATATTGAATTAGATGAATTAGGTGTTCCAATTAAAATAGCGATTAATTTAACTTATCCAGAAGTAGTTAACAAATTTAATATAGAAAGATTATCAAAATTAATTGAAAATGGACCTTTAAAATGGCCTGGAGCAAATTCTGTTAAGGTTAGAAATCAATTAATTACAATCAACCAAAATAATTTAGGATCAATTACATTAAATGTAGGAGACACAGTTAATCGTCATTTAATGGACGGAGATTATGTATTATTTAATCGACAACCATCTCTTCATAAAATGAGTATGATGGGGCATCGTGTTAGAGTAATGAAGGGAAACACATTCCGCTTAAATGTAAGTGTTACACCACCATACAATGCAGATTTTGATGGTGATGAAATGAATATGCATGTCCCTCAATCTATACATTCAATTGTAGAATTAATAAATATAGCTTCTGTAAATAAACAAATTATTTCACCCAGAGAAAATAAACCAATTATTACAATCGTTCAGGATACATTACTAGGTATTTATAAATTAACTAATTCACATGTAATTAGTTTTGATCAGGGTAAGTCTCAACATTATGATTCGAATGGTTTAATTTATGAAATAGAAGATTCTAAAAATAATAAAAGTGTTAGTTCGTGTATGTATTCTAGAAAACAAATGATGAATATTGTATGTGATTTATCAACATTTAATGGATTTCCACCTGAACCAGACAAGTATATTATGAAAAATGGAATTAAAATACCTATGTGGTCAGGTCACGCTATATTATCCTATATTATACCTGATAATATTAATTTAGAAATTCCCAATTCAAGTTTTGACAATTTTAAAGATAAAAAATCAGATGATCCAAATAATAAAAATAATTTAATTAGCAAATATAATAACAAAATTAATATTGTAAAAATATTAAATGGTTCTATTGAAAAAGGAACCTTTGATAAAAATTTATTCACAAAAACATCGAAGGGTTTAATTCATACTATTTATAATGATTTAGGTGATGTAAGGGCAAATCAATTTATTAATGATTTACAAAAAATTGTTTCATATATTCTTTTAGTAGAAGGATTTAGTGTTGGTATTAGTGATATGATTGCTGATGAAGAAACAAATGAAAAAATTAAATCGACCATAGATAATAGGAAAACAATGATTGAAAATATTCAACAAGAAGTTCATTTAGATATCTTTTCGGGTATTCCAGGTCAATCTAAAAAAGAATATTTTGAATCAAAAGTAAATTCAATTCTTAATAAAACAATCAAAGAAACAGGTCAAATTGGACTTGAAAATTTAGATCCAAATAATCGAGCAACATTTATGGTTAATTCTGGGTCAAAAGGTAAATTAACAAATGTTGCTCAAATGGTTGCTTGTCTGGGACAACAAAATGTAGATGGAAAGAGAATACCTCATTCATCTAATGATAGAACTTTACCACATTATTATAAATATGATGATTCTGCTGAATCAAGAGGATTTGTAAGTAATTCATTTATTTCTGGTCAAACACCTCAAGAATTCTTCTTTCACGCGATGGGTGGGAGAGAAGGTTTAATTGATACAGCTGTTAAAACATCTACCACCGGATATGTACAAAGACAGTTAGTTAAAGCAATGGAGGACTTAAAAATTGGATATGATTATTCTGTTAGAAATAGTTCAGGATCAATTGTTCAATATACTTATGGAGTTGATGGGATGGATGCTACTTATATTGAATCACAACCATTAATCATTACAAAATTAAACATAGATCAAATACAGGATATGTTTTATTACAATAAAGATACAAATTGGAATAGTATCTTAAAATTAAATACTAAAAATAAATTGCTAAAAAAAGATAATTATCAAGAAATATTAGATGATAGTTTCAAAAAGATTTTAAATCATAGAGAATATTTAATATCAGTTATTTTCAAAAATGAACCTGAAAATAATATAAATTTCCCTGTACATTTACAGAGAATAATTGAAAATAATGTTTCAAATAAAAAGAGTAAATCTAATATTACACCATTAGATATTTTAAAGAAAAATAAATCAATAATTCAAAAATGTTTTATTAGAGATAAATTTAAAAATAATAAGATATTTGAAATTTTAGTAGATGTTCATTTGAGTCCAAAGATATTACTAAATAAATATAATATTTCCAAAGAAGAATATGATAATATTTGTGAAATAGTTATTGATAAATATAATTCATCAAAGATTTCACCAGGAGAAATGGTAGGAGCATTAGCAGCACAAAGTATTGGTGAACCAGCAACACAAATGACTCTTAATACATTCCACTTTGCTGGGGTAAGTGCCAAATCAAATGTTACTAGGGGTATTCCTCGATTAAAAGAATTAATTCATGTAAGCAAAAATATTAAATCTCCATCTGATTTAATATCAATCAAAGATGAATATGCTTATGATCGAAACAAAGTTATGTATATTAAAAATCAATTAGAATATACTATATTAAAAGATATAGTTGTATCAAGTAAAATATATTATGATCCCAATTATAGTGATTATATTTCAACAGTTGAAGAAGATAATGAAATGTTAAAAATTTACAAAGAATTTAGTTTATTATTTGATGAAAATATTGATGAAATTTTACCATGGATTATTAGATTTAAATTTAATAAAAATCTCATGATGGAAAAAGGTATAACAATGGAAGATATATATATAGCAATTATGAATTATGATCCTGAAAGAATAATTTATCATTTTACAGATGATAATTCTAGTGAACTAATTGGAAGAATTTCACTTAAAATGAAAAAAGATTATCCATTAGAAAATGGAATAAATGATCAAAGTGATATTATAGATATATTTAAGAATATTAATATTGATATGATTAATAATATAGTTATTAAAGGTGTTGAAAATATAACTGATATTATTATTACTGAAAATAAATCATTAGCAGATAGTAAATTAAATAAAAGTGAAAAAGTAAATCATGAATTAAAACCAGTAGTTAGATATAATTTAGAAACAGATGGAACCAATTTAATCGATATTATGAATAATAAATATGTAGATCCATATAATACAATTTCAAATAATATTATTGAAGTCTATGAAATATTCGGAATAGAAGCAGCAAGAAATTTACTTATCAAAGAAATTACCGAAGTTATCAAACATGAAGGGGAATATATTAATCCTAGACATATTGATTTACTGTGTGATATAATGACTTCAAATGGAGAATTATTCTCCATAAATCGTCAAGGTATTAATAGAGGTAATATTGGACCATTAGCAAAATCTTCATTTGAAAATACTACAGATGAATTAATTAAATCATCTATCTTTTCGGAAAAAGATAATTTAGGGGGTGTATCTAGTAATATTATGTTAGGACAATTAATTAATAGTGGAACTGGATTATGTGATATTATTTTAGATGAAGATCAATTAGAATATTTACAAAAAGATAATTCTGATCTTGAAGATGAATTTATGGAAATAGATGAATCAAATATAGATGTTCTAATGAATATTGAAGAAGAAGATGGAGATTGTTGTGATGATAATTTCAAGTTTTCACACGAATAAATTTATTATAATAAATTAAATTATTATTTGGTAGTCTTTTTTAATGTTTTCTTTTTTTTTCTACCTTTACAGTATTCTAATTCATATGCATCCCCTTTCAAAAATGGACCCCCATGTTTAATTAAATTATTTAATTTAGATTCTTCATCTTTACAATGATTTTCTCCATAACCGGTAATTTCAAATTTTTCTCTTTGAACATCTTCATCTAGATCATCATCTTCAACTTCTTCATCAATATTTTGAATATCATTTTCTACATTCATTTTATCAAGTATTTTATATAATTCTGAATCACCATCTAATGAATCCATAAAATTATTATCATTTCTAAATAGATTCAAAATAACACTGTATTTACTATTATCTATTTTATGCATATAAACTAATAAATCAGTTATTAGTTTTGTTTTATTAGCGATATATATCTCTATTAAATCATTTACTATTTCACTTAATATATCTGAAATATCACTATTATCAACGAAATAATCAAAATTATTAACACTAATACTGGGTTTAGCATTTATTTCAATTTCATCTATATCTTCCCTTTCTTCTTTACTATCATCTTCACTTTCTTCCCTTTCTTCTTTACTATCATAATCACTTTCGGCACTTTCTTCGGCACTTTCTTCGGCACTTTCGGCACTTTCTTCGGCACTTTCTTCGGCACTTTCGGCACTTTCTTCGGCACTTTCGCCATCACCTCCAAATTGATCCTCTAACATTTGATTTATATCTCCCAAATTATTAGCATCATTTATTAAATTATTAGAATTACCTGAAGGATCCATCGGTTGTGTTTGTCCGGATTCTAATCCTGTAGGATTAGTTTGTTCTAACTCTTGAGTTTGTAAATCTTGTCCAAATTGTCCATCTAATTTTGGATCTTGTTCTTTCATTAAAGGGGATTCTTGATCATAAGATTCTGGTAATGTATGATCTATATCTTCTCCTCCGACACTTTTCCCTACTTCTTGATCCGTATTTTGTTGTATGACATCCCCCTCCTCTATACCACCAATATCATTTGAATCAAAATTTTGAGATAAATCAGGCGTAAGATCTTTTTGTGAATTTTCTGTTAATTCAAAATCTGTTTCAGTTATTTCTAATTTATCTTCCATTGTTTCTTTTTCTTTTTGTTCATGTGTTTCGCTATCAATTGGTGATCTAGATAATAATAAACAGATGGATAACATTTTAGATAATGGAATCTTTTCTAATTCAGATTTACCTTTTTCACTTAATAACTTATAAACTTTTTCAGATATACCTCTCATATCATAATTCCAATAATTTTGATGTTCATATCCATCTCCATCTTCTAAACCAAAGAAATGTTTTCCAATTGTTTTTGGACTTATAAAACTAAATAATTTGAAATAATTTTTGAAAAATTCAAAGAAAGCATTAAAATCATTAATTAATTCACTTTCAATATATTTATCATAAGAAACAATAATACTATTAAAAAATGGGAATAATAATTGTATAGAATTCTTTAATTTTTCGGGTGTTGTTTCAGTTAAAATTATATTTCTTTTAGATAACTGCATATTAGATATTTCTTCAGTTGCTAATTTATTGTATTCTTCTATCATATCATTTTTAACTTCATCTGTTACAGAATTGAGATACTGAATTAAATCTTCAACTAGATCATCTGTTATACCTAAATCTGTATCAGATGAATTTAATATTTCAGTTTCAGGGTTCAATTCTGTTTTTTCTTTCTCTCCTGAAAGATCTTCTCCTTCTTTTTTATCTCTTTCAGATAATTCTTCATGATCTGTTTCAAATTGTCCTTCCATTTCATGATGATCACCCATTTCATGATGATCACCCATTTCATGATGATCAACCATTTCACGATGATCACCTATTTCATGATGATCACTTATTTCATGATCACCTATTTCATGATCACCTATTTCATGGATAGAAGATGTTTGTTGATCTTCCATTTGAGGGGGACCTTCCATTTGAGGGAGACCTTCCATTTGAGGGAGACCTTCCATTTGAGGGGGACCTCCCATTTGAGGGGGACCTTCCATTTGAGGGGGACCTCCCATTTGAGGGGGACCTTCCATTTGAGGGGGACCTCCCATTTGAGGGGGACCTCCCATTTGAAGAAAATCATCTCCCCCATCGCCTCCCTTTTGTTTTTTCTTTTTCTTTTTATTCTTTTTTGTTTTCTTTTCATTATGTTTATTTTTAATTTCTTCTTTCTCATATTCTTCAAGTGAAATTGTTGGTTTTTTATATGTATCTAATAAACTTCTTTTATTTTCTTTATCTGTGGGTTTCATATCAAGTGAAAACATAGAATATTCTTCAGGAATACTCGCTTTCATAAATTGAGGACTCTTTTTATCTCTAGAATAAATTCTATTTAATAATTCTTTAACTTTAGTTTTATCCCCATCTTGTTGTCTTAAAGCTTCTAAAATTATGCATTTAGATAATATACAAATTCTAGCTTCACACAACATCAACATATAAATTTTGTCTAAAACATGGATATCATCCATTTCATTTAAAAAGGCATAATAATAATCATAAATATATATCAAACAATTCTCTTGAGGACATGATAAACATTTTTCATTATTATCCCATTTAATATCTTTCATAATATATTCATAAAATCCTCTAGGTTTTCTAGTACAATCTCCCATTTTACGATTTATACTGTGAATTAAATTAACATTTTTCTTTGAATTTTTTACATATTCATGTATTTTTGGTTTTATTAATTCAATAGAACCTCTTTCTTCCAATAATTTATCTACGCCTATATCAAATTCAGGATCAAAATTAGAACCTCCATCAAAAATAATATCAATCCAATTAATGTTACTTTTAGAAATTTTATTTTTATCTTCCGATTCAGAACTACTTGAAAAACTAGCCGTTGCTAACAAATAAAGTTTTAATTCTTTTAATAATTTATCATCTGTTAATGTTAATTCAACTGTATCAATCGTCATTTTTTTGTCATACATCATATTAGCATCTTTCGATAAAATATTAGATATAGCATTTAAACTAGGATCAATTGATGTTATATTTTTTAATATCCTAGGTATAGTTACAGTTTTTAAAAGTTTAGGATTATCTCTAATCATTTCAATAAATTCACTATTACTGACACATTTAAGATATCTTTCAATATATATTTGATCCATTTTTTTATCTGAACCAGATTTATAAGTTAAGATAGAGTATTTTGGTAAATATTCGATATTATCTGTATCATTCAATAACAATTCAATTATATCTCTTTCTTTAATCATATTACTATATTTATAACCAGCAAATGAAGCCAAAGCAGTAGTTGCTAAAGCAGCAATACCACCTATCACAGGTATAATTGGAAAACCACCAGTTTGTTGTTTTTTAATAGTATTTTTTTTCTTTTTAATATTCTTTTTCTTTTTTGTATTTTTTCTAGATAAATTATTCTTTCTATTACTATTTTTTCTACTACCATTTTTTTTCAGTTTTTTTTTTCTATATGTTTTCTTCATATCTATATATTATTATAGATATTATATAAAATAAATTTTAAAAAATAAAGTTACTTTATTTCATTTAAGAAATTACTAATATTTTCATTTGCTTCTTTCTCTTCTTTATCTTCTTTATCTTCTTTATCTTCTTTATCTTCTTTATCTTCTTCTTTTATCACAAGTTGTTCATTTTTACTTTCTTGTTTATTATCTTTACTTTTTTCTTTATTTTCACATTTATTACATCTTTCAACATGCTTCGATATAAGTTCAATATCTTCTTCATCTAATTCAGTCCTTTTTATTTCTGTTTCTGTTAATGTATCTTTAACTGTCTTGATAATATCTAATGGTTTAATATCATTATTATTTTCTTCAATTGATATTATATCTTCAATTCCTTCTGTAAATTCTTCTTTATTCATTACAATATTGGGATCTTTTTTATAAATATTACATTTATCAAGACCATTACAAATAGATGGAACAGAAACTTCATAATTTTTAAATTTTTTATTAAATTCACTTATAACACTATCATCTATGATAGGTCCAGCTTCTATTAAACGATCATATTCAGCTCTACTTAATTTTAAAAAATCACTTTGAATAACTCTTCTACAAGGATCTAATGCTAATTCAATAGCAATATTTCTTTGTAATTTACCCCATGAAACACCAGCTATTCGATGAGCTTCCATATATTCTGCTACTTTTAAGAAATTTTGAAGAGTTGAAATAATACCAGCAAAAATATTAACACCTCCAACTATCGCCGAAGCAATTGATTTACTTTCTTGAGGGACAAAAGAATCCATACCTACATTTGCTGCGCCAGTTAATGTTGACAAAATGATAACAGGTATTGAAAAAGAATAATACCATTTTCTATAATTTTTTTCACATCTCCCATGTAACCATCGATAACATGAAGCTTTTTCAGACCATTCTGCCAATAAATCTTCACATTCTTTATTCCAAACATTCTCAATTTTCATTTCTTTTTTTTGAAAATTATCCATTTACTTATTAGATATATTTAAAATTCTCTTGATTTTACTTATTATTTGTGGATTATGTTTTGCTTTACCCGATTCTATTTCATTTATCATTTTAACTGGTATATTTAATTTTTGTGCCAAATCTTTTTGTGTCATATTTTGAGATAATCTTTTTGATTGTATATTTTTACCTAATTCTGCTGGCGTTTTATCATGTTTTAAATTCCCTTCTTCTATTTTCTTTTCCATTTTATTTTCTTTTGAAACAATCTTAGTTGTTTTTTTATTTTCTCTTATTTTATTATCACCTATATGTTTGCTCGCACTAAAATAAATAGTATTCCAATCTTGATGTTGAATATTAGTTTCCATTTTATAATATTATAATATTAATTTTAAATTGATTTAAATATTTAAAAGTTCATCATTGGGAAGGGGAGACTGTTGGGGTGACTGGTGGGGCGACTGGTGGGGTGACTGGTGGGGCGACTGGTGGGGTGACTGGTGGGGCGACTGGTGGGGCGAATGGTGGTGAATTACTTGAATCAGTTGATGAAATATTTAATTGAGTTTTATTTGTATCTATTTCGATATCCTTTGCTTGAATAATATTTTCACCTAAATTTTCATCTGATTTATTGCGATTATAAAATAAATAAATTAAAAATACAATAATGATTAATATAAATATAATAAGTAATATAGTCTTATTTTCACTAATAAAATTAGTTAATTTATCTTCTTCTTCTTCTTTATCAATATTTTCTTTTTCTTCGATAGTATCTAATTGTTCTTTTGTTAATTCATCACCATAACCATATATAAAATGACTATCTTTTTTTTTGATTTTTTTACAAAGATCACCTTTATCTTTATATTTAATATTCTTAAAATTTAAATTGTTATTATCATCTTCTCTAAATATCTGTGTATATTCACCTTTTACTTTACATTGTTCATTATCAGCATTTGTACTAAACAACAAATCAAATCTTAAATTATCATTTTCTTTAAATTCAAACTGATTTATAAGTGATTGTATACTATAATTATCACCGTAAATATTACTAACCCAATAGAATATAAACAATAAAAACAAATAAAGGCAAATAAATAAATTAATCCATTTTTTAACAATAAAGAATCCTAAAATTGATGATAATAATAAGATAGTAATAATTAATCCTAGTATATTATTGTAATTATATTTTGAAAAGGCGATAAATAAAAGAATAAATACAAAAATTATTAAACCATTAAGATTATTGTAATTTACCATATTATATAATAACTTATAATTTATTATTTGATCTTAAATCTTCACATTTTTCTCCATTTCCTTCTATTGATATTTTTTCTAATTTCCCACCTTTATATCTGCCTATCATATTACAATCATCAGAAGCATCATCTGTCCTTATATTTATTTTAAAATCTAAGCGATCCGTACCTTTCAATCCAAAATCATTTAAACTTAAAAAACTTTTATCAAATTTATTTCCTAATAATTTAAAACTATAAGAACTAAATAATCCTTTTATCATTTTATAAAAATAATATAAAAGAAGTAAAACCAAAAATCCTCCAAATATTCCACCTAATATTTTGACAGGTTCAATATTATCTAAATTCACCATTTATATGTTATATAATATACAAAAATTTGATATAAAGGTAATTGAACATAATTATATAAAAGTAATCAAAATGGAACCTAATTCTTTTACCAAAACATCATTCTGTGATACTGAGATTGATAATATTACTACTAATTCAACTAAAAAATATATATTAAATCAATTACAAATCTTATGTGGAATTAAATATAATTCAAGATATGCGAAAGTATATAATGATCAATATTCTAAAAATTTAAATAATCCTCATATATTTTGTTTAAAATCTAGTGGTAATCCTTATCTTTTATTTTTGACTCAAATAAATGATAAAAATTATTGTTTTTTAATTGACAAAAAAACAAATGATAAATATAGTTATCCTAAAATATTAATAGTACCATATAATTTTACTTCTGAACTTTATAATAATAGTTTATTTGAATGTGAATTAATTAGAAATAAGTATAACAAATGGTTATTGTCTATTAATGATACATATTATCTTAAAGGTAAAAGTATGAAAAAAATTAGTATAATAGATAGAATTAATAATATTCATGAAATGTTAGATTCGAATTTTAAAGAAAATGAATATTCAAAAAGTTGTCCTATCAGAGTTAAAAATTATTTTGATTACAATCAAATAAGTAATATAAAAGAAGAATATATTGATAAACTATCTTATAATACAAGAGGTATTTATTTTATTCCTATGAGAACTGATTATTCAAATATGTTATATTTATTTCCAAAGAATAATAAGAACATTCAAAAATTACCACCAGTTAAAAAGAAAATTATATTTCGAATTATGAAAACTATGAAACCAGATGTTTATGAATTATACTTAAAAGATGATGAAAATTTAATTAAAAAAGGTGTTGCTTTAGTTCAAAATATTGAACTAAGTCATAAATTATTTGGTTATTTTGAAAATAAAGAACAAATCGACGAAGTAAAAGTTGAATGTAGATATGATCAAAAATTTCAAAAATGGATACCTGTATCAAAAAGCGATGAAGAAATTTCTAGTATATATGATTTACCACAATAAATTTATCTTCTTTTAGTTTTCTTTCTTTTAGATTTATTTCTTCTTTTAGTTTTAGTCTTTTTTGTTTTAGATTTGGATTTTCTTTTAGATTTATTTTTAGATTTACGTTTTGTTTTCTTTTTAGATTTACGTTTCTTTTTAGAAGAAGAAAACATAGAACCATTAATCATTAAAGTGATTGTATCATTAATCCACCCAGATTCATTTCCTGGACCAACAATTAAACCTAAGTCTTTCAATTTAAAATCATCATATAATTCAGTTAAGGGATTCCCATCATAAATTAACATATCATTTTCCGTGATCATATGTTTTTTTATCGATTTCTTAAAATCTTTTAGTTTAACAGAAGATTCTATTTTATATTTATGACTTCTTTTTTGATCAGGTTCTTTTCCACCAAAACTTATAATTTTATTTAAAGTTAAGATAGAATTAATATTATCACTTTTCTTTTTACCTTTCTTTTTGATATAAGTTTCATGTAAATTACGAATGTTCCCAAAATCTAATAAATTTGTGACACTAAATAATGGTTCGTAGTGTCTTAAACCTTCCGAAACACCTTCACCTACATTATGATATACATATAATATTTCATCTGAATCAGGATGAGTATATTTAGCATTAGGGACAGTTACCAGTTTAGAATCATTCAATGTAAGAATTTCTATACTTGTTTGTAAAACATTTCCCATAGCAGTTACTTCTAAATTACCCGCGTATTCTTCATAATCTCTCATTTTTTGTAAATAATCATTCACACTATTTAAAGTTGGATCTTCATCTACTTCTATTTCAATCAGTTGTCTTAAAGATAGTCCTATAACAGGATGATGCCATTTGTCCAAGTTTTCTTTCATCCAATCAATTGATAAATCTCTGTAATTTTTAGATAATTCAATGACATCATCTCTTGATATATTTGATACAACTTGTTTTCTGTCAGTTCTCCTTGCTCGATCTAATAATTTTTTTAAAGTATATAACCAAGAAATTGAATGATAAAAACATCCACCATCTCCTGGAACAGGGATTTTTATGAATTTAGAAGGATCCATTTATATATATATAGATAAAAAATTTGTTTAATAATTTGATTTCTTTAGTAATCAATTAATGTGAAAGATAACATCTACAATTTCTTCTAGTTTTTCTTTCATTCTTTGTTCACTTTGAGTTAATTCAGCGTGTTTGTAACAATTAAGAATCATCAATAACACAAATCCATCATCTAAATCATTTACCCAATAATCTGAAATTCTCTCATATGATTCAATATTCGAAAATAACTTTCGAACCATTTCTTTTACTCCATTTTCTTGTAATGAAAGAAGTTCATTTAATTGATGATAAACTTTTTCAATTGAACCTTCAACTGGAACCTTGAAATTACAATCATACTTAGATTTATCAATCTTTTGAAAATAAAGATAATCTACTCCTTCTTTAGGAGTCCAAACGCGATCCCCTTGTTTAACTGGTTTCAAAATTGGTGAACCATCATACATCTTTGATTCTGTATTTAATACCAGAGGAAAGCATGAGAGATCTTCAAAACATTCTTTGTGATAATGACTATTAAGAAGATAAATGAAAGAAATAAGATCTGCTAGATAAGATTGTCCGTATTCACTCGATCTTTTAAGAATCATCATCTTTTCTTCTGTAACATCCATCGACCTTAGGAATTCATTAAAACGTATTGTTTCTGGAACAATTTCAGATTTAGTACGATTATCCATAACTTGAACACTTCCATCATCGAGAAATTTATATGTTTTATATCTTTGTGTTCTATCTACAGATGTAATAAATACATCTTTGCCATTAGTGCCTTTGAATTTCTTCAAAAGAAGAAGAGTATTCTTAACTACCCTATTATTGATATCTTTATCATGCTTATAACGAAGATTTGAAGATACATCGCCATAAGGATAATCTTCCCCGTCCTTTGAGAACTTTGGATCAAATTGACAACATAATACACTATTTTCTGTAACTGTCTCTAAGAATTTTTCGAAATCTTCTGTAGGGAAATTAAGACAAGAAGCCAATTCAATAATTTTATGAGATTCTTCTGTCCTTTGTTCCGTAGGAAAATTTGGGTCACCAATTTGTGTAATTTCATAATGACGATCTACTGAACCACCTCTTAGACGAAGGACTAGATGAAGAGTACTTTCCTTCTGAATATTATAATCTTGTAGAGTTCGCCCATCTTCAAGTTGTTTTCCAGCAAAGATAAGACGTTGTTGGTCGGGTGGAATTCCCTCTTTATCTTGAATTTTTGCTTTGACATTTTCAATTGAATCGGATCCTTCTACTTCAAGTGTCATGGTTTTTCCGGTGAGAGTTTTGACGAAAATCTGCATTGATATGTTTTACTTTTATATTTATTTATCTTTCTTTCTTTTTATATAATACTACAAATATACTACTTGTCAAATTTTTAAATTAATTTTAGAAAGAATTAAATAATTTAAAAATTTTTTGTTAATGTAAATTAAATGAATAGTGAATTAGAAATTCAAGAACTAGAATTGAAATTAATTCAAAAAACAAACGAATTAGAGAAAATTCAACAAAAATTAGAAAGAGTTACCTATTGTTATGAAAAATTAGACACGGATTTTGATAAATTAATAAATATTTTAGATAAAAAACAATTAGAAGAATTTTATAATAGTGAAGAAAGAAATTTGAATTAATATTTTAAATTGTATTTTTTAATATATTTTTCTTTTTTTCTGATATAATCTTTATTTATGATTGATTTTAGTGTTTTATAAATAAACATGAACCATCTTTCATATATTAAAATTTTCCAAATATTTCTTGTTTGAAGAAACAAATACAAAAAAATATATATTAAAGGTGTCCTTATAAAAATTATAAAGTTAAAATTTTTGTATTTCGTAAAATTCCTCAAAGATCCCATCAAAGGTGTTATCAAAAATAACATATTAATTATATTAATTCAGATTATATTTTTAAATCAATATAGTCTCTAATCAAATTTGGATTATTGAAACCATCTATATTCTCTAATTTATTTAAATCACTAAGAATTTTAGGATATAATTGTTCTAAAACTAAAACATCTCCCATTGCTCTATGGGCATCTATCAATAGAATATTAAATGTTTTAGCGAGTGAAGGTTGATTATAATATGTTCGACTAGGATAAAGTCTTTTTGTCAAAGGAAGTGTATCATGAAAATGAATCTTATCTGTATTTAACATAGATGTATCTGTCCCTTCATTTTTTAATTCTTTAAACATTCTCTTTAGAAAGATAAAATCAAATGTATCACCATTATGTGAAACAATACTAATATTATCATTACCTTTTGTAGATTCAATAAACCAGTTGTAAAATTCTGAATAAGCATTTAACCATTCGGAACCCTCTTTTCTTAACATTTGATTTGTTATTCCAGTGATATCTGTTATTTTTTTACTTACTGGGCGATTAGATTTTGGTTTAACTAATTTTTGAAATGAATTATCTTCATTTAATACTTTTGCTCCAATTTCAATAATATCATCATGATATGGATTAAGACCACTTGTTTCAAGATCAAATACAATAACAACCATCTTTATTTGTTTAATAATAATTAATATGTTTTTAAATCAAATTTATAAATTTGATAAATACTTTAAGGATTTATAAATATATAATAAATATGAATTATTCAAAAATTTACTCAGAATTAAAAAAAATTAATAATGAACTTATATGTAAGTTTATTACAGATAATAATATTAAAGAATTAGATTTTCTATTTAAAAATCATGACAAAAAACCAAATCTAGCATTACTCGGACAATCAGGATCGGGGAAATCGACCTTAATAAATAAATTATTAGATGATAATGTTTTAGATTCAAGTGATGGAAAAGGGGCCGTCACACAATACCCAATTGAAATTAAATATAATGATGAAATTAAATATGATATAATATCTGATTTAGATGTATTTGATGATGAATATAAATTAAGAGAAATTTTAATGGAAAAAGATTTTTGTAGTAATTATTCAGAAGAATTACTTACAGATGATAATTTGAAAAATGAAATATCAGATCAAATAGATGTTTTGAAAAATATAGAATTAACATACAAAATTAAAAAAAGTAAAAAAAAATACGATTGGAAAAAATTTAATAAAGATTTATATGGAAATGTAAATGATAAATATCATTTTAAATACAATGATATATATTTGAATGTTTCTCCATTTATTAAAAAAATCATTATTTATATAAATAATGATATTATTAAAAATATAAATTTAGTTGATTTACCAGGAACTCAAGATAAAATGAAATTAAGAACAGATAAAACAAATAATTACCTTAAAAATGAAACCGATTTTATAATTATGGTTGAAAGTAATGAAAGAGCAAGATCTTCATCTTTTATAGATAAAGCATTAAATAATCACGTTGTTAATATTATTGTGACTAAAAGGATCTCCGATATACTTTTAGCAATAACAAAAATAGATCGTACTTTAGATAGTATTAAAGAAGAAAAATTGGATGAATTAGATTCAGATGAGGAATTAGACATTGATGATCATGATAATATAATTAAAGAGTATGAAAAAAGATTAAATGATACAGAGATAAAATTAAAAGAAGATATTAGAAATAATCATTCTCTAAAAATACATAATATAGAATCAGAAAATATAAATATTAAGTTTTACTCTAAAAATGATAATGAATCAATTGGATCATTAAAAAAATATATAAATGATATATGTTTTAAAAGAAAAGAAAAATATAATAAAATTATTTATAATTTATTATATAAATATTATGAAGAAATTAAAAATTATATAGAGTCTGAGAGTGTTGAAGAAGAAGAAAAAGAAAAAATTAAAAATTTATTAAATGATTTTGAAACGGAATTAAATAATAAATTATTATTAAAAATATCTACAAATTATGAAATAATTGGAGATAGTAATTTTAATAAAATATTAGAAGATAATGAAGAATATAGAAATAAATTAATCAATACCCATGGAATTACTCTAACATCTGTCTTACAAAAAAAGTATCATGTTTCTTGTCATGATGAAATATTTCATCTAGTGGAAGATTTATCAACAAATTATAAGAAATTTTGGATGAATGTTGTTGAATCATATATTAAAGAAATTGATTGTAAATATAATCATAATATTTTATTAGAAAAAAATTTACAAAAAGAAAATATTATGAAGATTAAAAGTATCGGTGAAAATGACCTGATACAAAAAATACAATCTAATTTAATTAATAGTAGTAAAGATTATTATATTAATGAAGAATATATTAAATATAAAGAACATTTACATATAAATGGAAATAATATAATACATGAAAATATAAATAAAAATATTAATCATTATAGTATTCTTTCAAGATTATTATATGGGGATGGAACAAGTAATATCTGTAGAAAATATATAGAAGAAATGTTAAGTATAAATAAAAATAAAAATATCAGAATTCAAATTGTAAAAGATTTAAAAGATTTATTAGATAAAACAACAGAAGATATAATTAATTTTCAAAAAAATGAAATTAAAAAAACTATAAACAAAACAATCTCTAAATATGATAAAATAGAATTAAATATTCAAACAATAAATGAAATATTAGACACTATTAAATTTTAAAACTTTTTCGATGCCAATTTGTATGACCATATTCTTTAATAGCATTTATATGATCTTTTGTACCATATCCTTTATTATTTAATAATTTATAATTATTTAATACAGGGTTTTCATTTACTAATTTTTCTATATATTCATCGTGATATTCTTTTGCTAAAATAGAAGCAGCAGCAATATTTAAATATTTATCATCACCCTTTGGAATACATATATGATTGATAGATTCAAAATTTTCATCTAAATAAGGATCAAACTGATTTCCATCAACTAAAATAGTATCAATATTAATTTGTTTTGTAATATCATCAACACATAAATGCATCCCTTTCATTGTTGCTTTTAAAATATTTAATTTATCAATCGTTTTTTCGTCTATTAATTGAACACTAAATGCAATTGAATTTGTTTCAATATATTCTCTTAAAATTTTTCTAATTTTCGGAGAACATTTTTTAGAATCTCTTATCTTATATGGTGGAGGATTAGTTTCAATATCACCTAATATAACACCGGATATACAAACAGGACCAATTAAACAACCTCTCCCGGCTTCATCGATTCCTAATTCTATTTTATTTTTTTCATAGTATCTATTCATATTAATGTAGATTAGTAAATATATTTTAAATTATTTTAATCTATTCAATATTAGTATGGATAAAGGTATTATCATGTGTAATTATAAAACTATGAGAAGAGAATATGGAACAATTAATTATACTTTATATGAAACTAGTATCAAGAATGATAAAGATAATTATATCGAAATATATAAAAATATTAAAAAAGAAAAAAAAAGAAAAGAAAAAGGAAAACAAACTAAAAAACAAAATAAAAAAGTAACATTCCAACTCGAATCAAAATCAGCAATTCAAAAAGAAATTGAAAAATCTAAAGAACCCGAAAAAGTAAAAGATTTAAATGAAATTGAAGAAGAATTAAAAGAAAAAAATATTGATCAAATACTAGAAAAAGAATTAAGTGAATCAAATAAATCATTTTTTGATGATTTACCCGATTTAGCAGAAGATGTAGAAGAACAAGGGGAAGTGGAAGAACAAGTGGAAGAACTAGGGGAAGAAAAAGAAGAACAAGAAGGTGGAAGATTAAATATGTTGAAAAAAAGAATTTACATAACAGATTTAAGTATTGATAAAGATAAAGAAATGTTTCAAATGTAATTATCTACAACAAGAAATTAAACAAAATTTTTTTTTTTTATCACTAAGTTTTATCCATTCTTGTATTGTATAATTATCACTCATCGATAAATTACAACGAGCACATATTGGTTTTAAATTATAAATATCTAAAGTTCCACCTTTACTTTCAGGTTGATCATGACCTACATGAAAATCAAAAACATTTATTATATTTTTACACCAGGGAATATAACATTTATTTTCAAATTTTTTACCAAATACTTCTATCCAACATTGTTCTCTAATTGCTTTTGGAATAGTTGCTTTTTTTGTCATTTATTATTAATTATGATTGAATCTTTATGTTTATTAAAGTTCAGTTATAATTCCATCTTTTAGATTTGTTACATAACGCCATTTTAATTTTTTTCTTGCTTTATCGTTGCCTGTAATTAATTTTGCCATAGTATAACCATCTTCACCTAATATATTATTCATTATTTCGTTAAATTTTAATGCACATATCTTGCCCCCCTCTCCATATTTATTTACAACAAATATTCCTAATTCTCCAAAATCTATTTCTTTTGGACCATAATGTGCCAGAATATCTTCTTTATAACTCATATTTAAATATAATTTTTTATTATTTAAAAATTAAAAATATTTATCAAATTTATTAAATTTTATACTATATATTTCATTTCTTTCATGATTTTACTTGCTAAAATTGAATATAATTTATCATCATAGTTTAACCAATATTCATATCCTTCATCTTTTGATAAATATTTATGATTTTTTAATTTGATAAGTTCATGAATTAATTCAATTATCTGATAAGATATACCAGTATAATTATAATAATCTAATTTAAAATCATTTTTAATAATATAAATTTTTGAATCATGAATAATTGAAAATTTACCCATATGATTTTTATGTAAATAATAATGTTCTTTTGCTATTTTTTCATATCTGTCTGAATAATATAAAATTGTTTCATTTATTTCTATTGTTTTTTTCTGTTTTAATATTATTTTACAAATCTCAATATTATGATTCAATAATTCCTTTAATAATAATAGTATTTCTTCATCAGATGATAAATTACGAATATAAATCATTCTACTATATGTATATCTAAACCAAGTAAATCTCTATATCCATATTCTTCGAATCCATCACTTCTATAATATTCAATTGGTGAAACATAATGATAAAGATCTTTATCATTCATAAATGTAAAATCATATTTTTCTAACAAACATTTATAAATTTCATTCTTTTCATTATCATAAATATAACTCATACCACCCCGAATATTAAATCTATTAAAAATTAATGCTGGAACAACAAAATCGGATCCATCTTTGTGTATTCCTTCAGGAGAATTATGTGAATGTGTTTCAGGATAAACAATTTGTCTCACTTGATGTAAATCAATATTTAATTGTTTAAAAGGATTAGAATAATTTAATAGTTTTGACATATACTTAATATATTCAATTACAAAAGGATCATAAGGATTTTCTAATAAACAAAATTCTCTATATTCTTTCCTTGAATCTTCAACATTTTGTTTATAAAATGTTTTACCTGTATGATTTACACTAAATTCTGGAAAATGATCATTTATTTTAATTACTTTATAATTACCATATCTCCTATTTCTTGAATTATCATTAATATAAGGATCTTCTGGTAATCTATTAAAAGAATTTCTAAATTTAACAGATAAATATGTTGGAAAATTAATATGATTTAAATTTAATTTAAGATAAGGTTTAAAAAATGTGGGATAACTCATTATCCTTTTATCCATATTTTATATTATATTAGTATTATAATTTTAAATAGTTAATTAACATATTCTTCTATAAAATCATTTAATTTATCTCTATGAATATAAATCCAGTGTAATGTAATTGAGTTTTCAATATTTTCTTCTAAATCATAACGTTCTTTACCATCTATATTTTTCGTATTTTTATATATATTTTTTAATTTTGCTACGGGATCTTTCCCCTTTAAAAAATTCTGAAAGTTTTTCCACATATTCTTTTCTTTTATCTCCATAGGAGATCTCCAGTCTGTATCGTATGGTAAACTCATAATCGCGGCAACATAATGTTTATTCTCTAAATAATCTATTCCTCTTTTTTGGATAGTCCCTTCTTTTTCATTATAATTTGTATAAACCCAATATTTAGGATTATCCGATAAAGATGCTTTTTTCCTTTCTCTATCTAATGTATTATCTTCATAAAACAAATTACTATTCAATATATTACTGTCAGGTATTAAAATAATATCAATCGGTTTTAAAGACATTCTAATATTAATATCCGTTTCAATTTTTTTCATATAAGGCGATAAATATTTTATTTTAGTAGTTTTATTGAAAATCATATACATATTTAACCAAACTATTCCCTTAAAAATTTCGGTTATATTCAGACAAAATTTACTATAACTTTCATTCCATTTTTTTCCTTTTTCCATTTTATATTCATGTAAATATTCACAATCTACATTATTACATACATCTATTCTAAAAACTGACCCAATACCTTCTTTATTTCTTCCATCACTTTCTATTAATTGTTTTTTTAATTCTTCTTGTCTTTCAATAAATTTATTGCATTTTTTTATATTTCTATTGTCTTTCTTAAGTTCATAATTTTGTAATTTTTTAATTTGGTTCATAATTCTCATATCTATTTTATGCAAAGCATGTTTAAGAGAAACTTGTTTTTTAGATAATTTACTATCATCAATTAAATAAGAAATAAAAAATAAATATAATTTTTGAGTATGATCTAATTGATCTAATTTTTTACGAGTTCCAAGTGTACTATTTAAAATACTCATCGTCATACACAAACTATTACATTTAATTTCTTTTACTACATTTTTATCTTTTAATATTTTCCATCCCTGTTTAATACCCTGTTTAATATACGATAATAATAAATAATCATCTTTATCAAATATATCATGCCAAGATGAAGTAATTTGTTTATATGCTAAATTCATTATTTCAATATATTTTCTTGCTTCATGTCTATTTTTAATAGATCTTTTTTGTTTTTTTGTACGTTTTTTTTTCTTCATTGGATTTTTTTTTATAGTCTTCATATATTATATA